GGCATCCCTGCTTCTTACAAGGGGTCAAAGGGCGGTTAGGCATCCCGTTCCTCAAACAGCGTCACCATAACACTGCCTTTAAATGATTGGTAGGATGCGGTGGCTACCACCCCACAGCATACAACAAGCGAGTCAGGTTCGGTAAGCCCCAAATCCGCGAGGCTCACCCGTGAACGGGTCATGTCGGTGCCAAAGTCAAAAAAGTGAGATGAACTATTTTTCAGGGTAGTATATGATGTAAACGCGCCTCCACTATCACCTATACTGAAAGTTGGTGTGTTCTTGTGAAATGATACAAAAGCGAATTTATTGGCACCATTGGCAAAGTCACCCACAGAACGGAGGTGCATTTGAAGGAACTCGTTTATATGAACAGTTGTGATCCCCGTGATATATGCCATATTAGATGTCAAAGTATCATACGGGACAATCCCGCCTATGGTAACAGATGTCAATACACGGATTCTAAGCTCATCTATGTTCCCCTCTATCCGGTTGAGATCGCTTGCCATTATCCCGTCTCCAGGATTCCAATTTAATTTAGGTCTCGACCATCCCATAATTACTCTCCTTTTTTATTTTTGTTATTTAATACCTCTATGGCCTTCTTCAACACATCGGGAATAGGAATCCCCATCTGCCCCGCGTTTTCTATAATGCTTAGAAGCTCATTTATTATGAAGGCAAACACCACTGCGGCTTTGATGTAGTCAGCCCCTACGATCTGATCCAATTTGTAGCCTATGACCACAAACAGAAGCATCATACCCTTCTTACAAAGCCCCTGAAACATGGCCGAGCTTAATAGCCGACCGGAAGCTGACTTTGGGCTTTTACCAAACCATGCGGAGGCAAACCCGCTGACGTAGTCTATCACCATAAAGATGATCAATGCTTCCAAAAATCGATCCCACCCTCCAAATAGATGACAGAAGAGGCTACCTATAAAACCCGATATTAACATCGCGATCTCTTTCATTTTTACCCTCCTTAGTACATTGTACGGAATGGCACTTGGCTTCCAATCACGTCGGACGCACCAAGCTCTGATATAATAAAGTGAATACTCCTTTTCGCATCTATGTTATATACGGCTGTCGCATAATTATTCATACCTTCAACGCTCGATCCAATATATAATTGGATATTCGTATCTAACTTATTAAGAACATACATGGCTCTATTCACAGACTCTAGGCTACCGTTCTGTAAAGTGCGGGTATTTCTTGTCCAAACTCTGATCACTGGGTTATTAGGCACCGAGCTATTTGTATTGTCTTTATCAATTACAATCCATGATTTATTAAGCGGGATTTCCTGACCATCCCCTCCTAATGTTGGGTTTGGAGAGCTACCTCCCAAGACTCGGATTACATGAGGTGTATTCACTAATATCCTGTCTTCATTTGGGGAAGATATGTCTACAGACGCAATAGCCCCCGATCCTGTGAAAGTTACGGGAACTGGTGAGCCGTTTACCATAAGATTATACGAAGCCCAAATCGGAGGTGCGGAGTCAGAATTTCTTGACCTTACAAATATAGCAGGCCCTGGTACGGTTACATCTTCAACACCATTACTACCGCCTCCTCCACCGCCTATAATATCCTCTGTGCTGTGCGTATGCGTAGGCAAATCATACCGGTTCAATGGTCTTGAATAGACTTCCCCTGTTTCAAATCTTTGTAGAATCCCTGCCTGACTTATTCCTTGACCGTATAGCTTAACACTTCCAACTCCCGAATCTATTGTAAGACCTCTCGCAATAATGGAAGCCGGATTCAGGTAGGCATTCAATTCAAATCTTGCCCCCTGCGATGTTTGAATCTTAAAGGTGCCGCTTTCGTCATCAAAAAATATTTTTCCGTGATGTGCGGGCTTATTATTAAACTGTAAAGCCCCTGTCATGGTGTCTCCTGCCCTGAGTACATACGCCAAGTCATCAAGAGAACACGCGCCAATAAAGTAATATTCGTCATCGTATTTGGCTACAAGCTCATTTGTGTCCGTGGTAAAGCCAAACATCCGATTCTTTAGTCTGTCCCCGACAAAGTTTTCTTTCTTATCAAAAACCCGTAAAACATCTGCAAACATTTGACTCATACCTCGCCTCCTTTTTCTATACGTTCATTTATTCTAATTCCATTCTCATCTATATCTATATCCGCATTTCCAATTTCCGAAATATCAATAATAGTGTCTGTAACCTTCCGGCACGTTACGCTCTGCCTTAAACCGCCGTCATAATCCGTCTGAATCCGTGTTACGGCATAGTAGCCTCTTGTATCAATTCCGTGTTTTTGGTATTCGGGAACTTTCAATATATCTCCAACCCGTCTCGTTACGTCCCCGAACATACTAATCTCAGCCATGTATGGAGTCTTAGAGAAAGCAGATAAAACACGGGTAGCAATATCAGTGGCGTGGGAGACGGTTTGTATCAATGGATTGTCTCCGTAGTCAAACTTGATTTTACCAAATTCTAAGATAGACGCATCCGATTGGACGGTGAAGCTCTTTTGGGAGTCTTCCACCTCTTTGGGCTTATCATCTACAATTTCATACTGTGTGTAATTGACGGTAACAATGTTTACAACATCAGATTTCTTAGCCGACGTTGTCTTGGTAATTATATCATCCATCCCGACAGCCTCAGCCTCTTCCACGTTCACAGCCGTATAGATAAATGCCTCTAACGGTTTTATCCGTAGGATGTCAGCACATCTTGTATTACCACGGACAGAAGCAGACTCCCTCTCTTCATCTGTCGGGGTGTCCATGTAAGCAAATCCACATCCTGCCTGAGCGATTGTTTTGATGACATCAAAGTAGCTTTGAGTCTTAAAAAAGGCTAAGGGAACGGTTGTCTGCTTCAACATAGAGTCAATCTCAAACTCCAAATCCGGCATATAAGAGTCACGTAAGTCTGTCAGAATCTCTGTGGCTATGATATAGAGATTTTTATTTTTCCAATACGTAGCCTCACCGTCAGCTTCCAAATTATTGATATTGCCTACACCATTATATTGGACATCTTGTAACAGACCGAGACGATCCAAAGCCGTTGTTCCGGCGGTTGTCCCTTGATCGGTGATTGTCCAGTCCTGAGACCAGAATAATCCCTTTGGTATTAACTCATTATTGAATCCCAAATATGGCTCGATTCGTCTGTTAGTACGAGCGGAATTGGAGAGCAGGGAGGCGGTATTGCCAAAAAAGTATTTGTCATCTATGTTCTGCAGGGATAGGGTCAATTCATTGGACGATATGTTCCCGATGGGAAGCGTCCCAAGTGAGCCGTCCGTCTCTTCCAACAGGGAGAGGGAGACTATGTCATCAGCCAAATAAACGTTTGTATAGTTTGACAAAAGAGCGGTAATCTTTACGAAAGCCCCTCTATGACTCCATTTTATAATGTATAAATCGATTTGGTAAACATCTTTAATTTGATCCGTCTGACCTATATAATTGACAGATGAATTTCCACGCACCTCGTGTCTATATGTCTGCCCGTTCCCGTGAGTCAATACCAAATCAAAATCCACAGGGTATTCCATGTTAGGCATATATCCACGAAGCTCGAAGCCGGAAAAGGGGATTGGGTAAAACTCTATTTTTATATGTGGATGGGGATCGAAATACCCGTTTGAGTCACTTATATTGCTTCCGTCTCCCGTTCCCCACCATCCAACAAGGTAGTTACCGTGATAAGGTGTCCCTGCGGTTACGTTTGGCATGGCATACATAGAATCGAGGCGAGCGATTGATTCGGATGGATCGTCCGTCTCACAGAAAGCCCATGCCTTTTGATTCCCTAAGCCCGTAACTATCTGATCCGTAATATGTGCCCTATTAACGGGAGTCAAAGGCGTAACGATTGTATTTTCAATGGAGGTGTCAGACCAAGCAATCTTAACCGTAGCCGTAGGGTGACGAACAGTCTGTTTGGACAAGGCTTTCAACGTTGCTATGCTCATTTATACCTCTACAAACTCCACGGAGACGCCTTCCCATAACCCTTTTGACAGCCTTTTACGTGAAAAAGGGCGGATCATGACTTCGTAGCCGGATATCCCTGCAAAACCATTTTTATCAATCCGAGACACCTCCAACCGGAGAACCTTATCCGCATGATTCGTCAACAAATCCTCAAAATCTTCTAATCCCTTAGTGTCGATGGCATCATAGGATAAGGTGAACGTCTTCTTCTCGGCTATTATGTCCCTGCGTAACTTACCGGAAGCCGCTCGATCCTCCCGTGTGATCAGCTCGGAGGCCTCCGTATAGGATCGTCCAAATGGCGTGAGATCGTAGTAAGTTTCGCCATTGTCGGTAATTACAGTGATTTTATTAGGCTCACCCATATTAACCCCCTGTCCTTCGTTCTTCTGAAACAATCACCTCACGAATTTTACGTCCCAACTGTTTTATGCTCTTATCGTCCCCGATGAGACTTCCAACATTAACATTTACCGTATAATTGTAATTATCCCCCGTGGCTCCACGGTCAGACAATTTGTCTGCCAACATACCAACCCCACGGTCAAGAGGCATAATCAATTCATCTTGATTCCGCTCTCCGATCTGAGCATGGATACCCGTGGCTGAACCCTTTACAAGACCACCGTCATAAAATGGCTCAGGCGTGGAAGCAATAGCCGCCGTCTGAGCAATCCCAAGGGCACCTACCACACCTGCCATTATTGGCCCCGCTATTGGCCCCAATTCTGCCAAAGCCTTAACAATAGCCGTAGCGGTATTTACTATGGTGTTGAATATCCCCAAAGCCTTCTCACGTTTCGCCTGTTCTTTCTGTATATTCAATTTCTTTGCTTCGTGCTCTTCATCGAGAGCGGCTAATTGTTCTGCTCTCTCGGTTTCGTCTGTAACATTGGCTTCTATCGATTCCTTTCTTAGTTTATAATCACGGTCAAGACGCTTCTCTTCGTTAGCGGAAAACATCCCCATAATAGAGCCGAGTTGATTAATGGCACCTATCATACCGGAGACAAATCCCTGAATATATGACCTATTCAAAGCCGATCTCGCTTCATTACCGGAACGGACAATCTCTGTCAATTCATTATCAGCATTTTTAGCGGCGGCTAATTTCTGTCTCTCTAAATTAGCAAATTCAGCATTATAGCGTTCCCGAATTGCGGAGGTCTCTGTTCCTGCTCTCTCAGCTTCTGAGATTTCCATATCAAATTGATATTGTAGTGACTCCCTCTTACTTTCAAATTCAGCCTCGGCTATTTGTCGTGCAATCTCAGCTTGTAATAATTTCATTTCAGTGTTATGTTGTATCTGTAACGCCTTTTTATCTCCACCGTGTTTCTGAATTTCGGCTAATTCTACACTATGCGTTTCTTGTAAGGCTTTGACATATTCATCTCCGTCAAGACGCATACCTTCAATGGCAATGTTCCGTTTTGCCTCATTTAGGTCAGCGATGTATTTCAACTCTTTCTGATGTCGTTCTTCTAATTTTTTTATCTCCTCTTCCGCTTCATCAATCCTTTTCTGTTCCGCCTCGTCTCCTATTCGTTGACGCAATTCATTATAATATTGATGGATGGTAAAAATCTGCTCTTCCGTAGCATTTATTGATTGCGCCTTTTTGACAGCCAACTCCTCTTCATACCGGTTCAACTCTTCGGCACTCATAAAGAGACGTTCATATTTGTCATCATAATCAGCTATAAGGTCTGCCAACTCTTTCTTACGCTTTGCGGTCTCTTCGGCTATGCTTTTGGCTCGCTCTTTAGCTTGGGCGAGAGCATACTCAGTTTGACGTTTTTCCGCTTCGGAGACCTCTTTGATACCTTTGAGTTTATTCCGGTATTGGACAAGCTCTTGTTCGTTGAGAGCTTGCATGCCTTGACGGACGCGGTTGTGGTTTTGGAGAGCGATGGTAGCATCCTCATATCCCTTTTGTAGGTTGTCGAACTCCGTTGAGTCAAACTTATTCGTCCCCCTGAGTTTTTCATATTCGTCTCTGAGTTTCTTAGCCGCCATCGCCGTTTTATATAAAGCCTGAGTCTGCTGATCGAATTTAGCATCCTCGGCGGCCTCCTCTTTGAGACGCTTCAATGTTGAGAACTCCCGATAACAGACCACAACAGCGGAGGTAAGGGCGGCTATTGCCGCCAATGGGAGGGCGATCCCCGTAGCCAACCCCATAAGGGCTGTGCCAAGACCGGAAGCCCCTGCGGTAGCCGCCCCCATTGAAACAGCCAAACTCGACAACACGGGGATTAGGCTTTTGGCTATACCAATAACCTTACCAACCCCCAAAGCTATGGGGCCTAATGCTCCGACAACTCCCCCTAAAGCGATGATCACGGTCTGTACTTCGCTTGGGAGGCTTCCAAACCCCTTAGCCAAAACCCCGACAGCGTCAGCTGTCCCTTTAAGGGCAGGGATTAGGGTAGATTGTAATAGGGGGATAAGGCTTTCGTTCAATATCGGGATGACCTTTACGACTACGTCATGGCCGACCGCTGTGAGTTGGGCTTTGAGATTCTCGACACCAATCCTAAAATCATCAGCGGATTTAAGGGCATCCTTACCCATCACCAAACCCATCGTGTGGGCTTCGTTCCGTAGCTTTCCCATCTCGGTTGATGACATCCCCATGAAAGTTGCTAATTCTTTACTTTTCTTACCAAATATATCTGTGGCGATGGTGTTTCGAGTTGTAATATCCTCTATGCCACTTAGCTTCCCGATTATTTCAGGGAATAGTTGATTCATATCCCTATATGAACCATCGGCATTTGTAACATTTATCCCTAATTGATCGAGAGCCTTAGCCACATCGCCACTACCTTTGGCTATTTCTGGAAGTTTGTTTGTAAGGGCGGTTATTGACCCGAAAAGGGCATCCGATGAGCCTCCGGTCACTTTGGCTACGTGTTCAAATTCTTGTAACGTGTCCGTAGAGAGACCCGTCTCTTGTTGCAGGGAATTTAAATTGGAAGCGTATTCACCCGTTTTGAGGGATAACGCACCAATAGCCGCTGCCGCGGCGGCCATTGGAAGGGTCAGGTTTTTGGTAAGGAAAGCCCCTGCCTGATTAAAACTTTTGGCGAGGGTTCCCATTTCCTTCTGTAACTTTTTGACCTTACCTTCGAGACCCTCTACCTGTTTGAGAGACTCGGAGATTCCCTGCATTGAGATTCGACCGATAAGACTAAATGCGGTAGCGGCCATTTTATATCACCTTCGCCTTTTTCAACTGTTCGGTAATACGGTCAGCCTTATCATATAGGGCTTTTGTATCTGCCTTAGCCGTATCTTTTACCTTTTCTACTATGCCATACTTTTCTAAAAACTTTCCAAATGTTGTCCCTGCGTCAGCCCCCATAAGCCAAGCGGTAAAAGCCGCATTGATTGTAGAAGTCTCACTATGTCGCTTCTCTTCCTGAGCGTATGCCTTAGCCATCATCATGAAATCATCAAAAGGGAGGGACGCCAACTGCTGTGGCGTCAACCTCCAATTAACCATTACGCTATTTACTTGTCTCTCGTAGGCCTCTCGGAACAGTCTGTCTTGTTGAATAGCCGAAAGGCACGTAAGAAAAAATCCTTTGATTCTTTCCGGTTTCCAATCTCCTCTATCACCTCCAAAACCGTCTCAGGAGGCTTTGATAGAAACTCATCGACAGATATTTCCAATAGGGAGGCGAACCATTGAATCAGCTTGTCCTTACATCCCATGTAGGATTTATTGAGAACGTAGAGAACAAGCTCAATCCCCCTATCCTCAGCCTCTTCATCTGTCCCACCACCATCGCTACGGAGGAGAGACCGCAGGGAGTCACCGGAACTCCCTGCAATGCTCGACAATAGGTCAACAACGGTGAATACGTCTGCAGCGGTATATTTACGCATGATTAGGTCTCCTTAAACTGTGGGTAGCTTCTCAGGCCATATAATTGTCCAACCTTCGTCATCCGGGTCTTCAGGGTCAACGGTAGCTTGGAAAGTGACTGCCAAGACCGCCTCGTCTCCATCTTTGACTGAAATACTGAATTTACCGTCCGACACAGAGTTTTTGAGAATGCAGACGACAGGGGTTTTAAGATTAGAAACCTCTGCGACAAGAGCGATATCGTAGAAAGGAAGAGTAGGTATTGTGGAAGTAAATTTACGGGAGATTTCATATTGATTCTCACCCGTAATGGCTACCGCCCCTTCATCTTTGGCAGGTGTGCCTGCCGAAACCGTTGAGCCAGGTATGGTCATCTGAATTATCTCTTTCGAGATTTCTACCAAGTTTGTGGAGAGCGTAGCCTTTGTGGAGAGATATCGAACGCCGCCTTTTACTATGCCGGAGATGCCATCAAAAGGCATATCTCTACGCTCACCCTCTACAGAAAACTCGCTTCCACCCCGTGTGCATCCGAGCTTCCTCTGTGTTGGTTTGCCGTAGTCTAAATAGATCACACCCGCATCCAATATCATGTGTTGAAGGGTGTCCTTTGTTAATCCCGTTTTACGTGCCATTTTAATCTCCTTAATTTAAATTTGTAATATTATTTACCAAGTCATCATTACATCCACGGGCTTCAAACTGTATCAATACACGTGATAAACTCGAATCCGGCTCTTTTATAGGCTGTCTGTTATGGAAAAATAACCTTACACTACTATATCCGTCTCCTGCCAACTCCTCAAATAATAGGGCTTCAATTATCTTTTGGGAGGCTTTCCGAAGTGGACGTGTATCCTCATTGTAATGGTAAATATTTATAGTAATGCCAAACAAACTCAACGCACCGCTCTCGTCAAACCCATCTTCCGCTTCCACTACGATATATGGAGTCTGTGTGCCTTCAGGAGCGGAACCGATAAAGATATTTCCACTGCAATATTGCCGGATATCCTTATCTGCTAATAATTTATCTATTATTAAACTCTCAATCATGTTCTGCTCTCCGATAAAATCTTTATTACCTCTGACTTTGTCTTCTCGAACGCTGGCTTCAGAAACGGATGTGGCTTCCTTGCACCCTCTTTACGGCCTTTTTTATTTACTATGTCACCCCCAAATTCCACGTTAGCCGCGTGGTAGGCAGGAGCTTTGAAACCCACGATTGTACTATACGTTTGACTCTTCTTAGCCAATCCCTTTTTTAGGTTCCCCGTCACGGTCTTAGGAACATCACCTCCACCATTATTGAGGGTTGTCCTTACTTCGTTCATCACGACCGTAGCGGCTTTGTCTCTCAAAGCCTTGTCAGCTTTCAGTATGTCTTTTTCAATCTCTTTGAGATAAGATTTGAAAGAGTTTCCTACGCTCATCTTATCTCCCGTGTGATTATTATTTTATCACGGTCACTTTCGTCTACCTGTTTAATTGTTAGAATCTCAAAATCACGGTTTCCAAATTTAATTTTGTCCGTCTCTCTCACATCCGCTCTACCATCAATCGTAATACTGTGAGTAGCGGCTACGGATTGGGATTGATATTGGATTCTAAGAGTCTCAGATATTGGGGTTACAGATGCCCAATACGTCCCTACCTCCGTATCAATGTTGGAAACATTGCCTCGCTCATTGTTACGGACAGTACGAATAATGGCTATACGATGCCTTCGGGCTGTCGATCTCGATTTAAATGTCTTTTGTAGGAACCGCATCTATAAACCCCAATCACCTATACGGACAATTTGTAAGGTTCAATTAGATCATAAAAAGCCTTCGGCACGTCTGCTTCCCCTGCACGGTTTTCATAACAGTAGGAGACGTAAAGTAGAATAGCGTCCCTCAGTGGTTCGGGGATTCTACGTTTACCGTATCCGGCTGTGTATTCTACCCGCAACGTCCCTCCGCTAACTTTTGAGCCTACAAATAACCGTGTCGGGATTCCTACCATCAAATCATAGGGAGGCTCAATAGCCACATCACCCGCAATAACCGATTTGACTTTTATGACTGGCGAGCGAGGTAATGTTACAACCCACGGGGCACGCTCATATTCAACAACCCACGTCTGTGGCATCAATGACCGCCTTGTGAAATCCTCAATCTTGACCCGTCCCGCTTGTATCTTTTGGATAAACCATTCATCTTCCACACCCGCATCCGCATGGCATTGCCTCAATGCCTCAGTTAGGGTTACGGGTTCAATTTTCGGGGCTTTGAGTTGTGAAAGATAAAAATCAGCCATTTTTACTTACCCTTTTGATTCTTAAATTCAGCGTTTTCTGTGCCGAGCTTCTTATCAGCCGTCTCCACCTCTTTCTTAGCGGGGAGGAGAGCTTCCAAAATCGGGTTTATAACCTTTGCCAAGATAAGGTTCTTAGCGGCTTCTATGGCGATCTCCATGATCGCCCCTTGCACCTGCCATTTACCATTCCGCTCATCGTAAAACGTTTTATTGACTCTAAATTTAGCCATTTTGATTTCCTTTTGGGTTATAAGCAGGGGCTTTCACCCCTGCTCGATTAGGTTATTGTAAGGTTACGAAAGGCGATCTATTGACACCGTCCTCACCCTTGATCGGGCTGTTGAGCCACGGTTTGGCATCTACGTTCCACGAAAAGTAAAGTCTCGTGATGTTGTTTACGGCTCTTGTATAGGGGTCAAGGAATAGCCTCATCCCGCTACCGTCTTTTATGACATACTTCGACAAATCGGCAAATACAACATCACCTGCCTGACCTAAGACCGGATTGCGCTCAGATAGAAAGACCGGATATCCAAACAGCGTATTAGGAGCCCCTTCTCTCGCTGATAGTTGCCATATATTGTTGTTACCACCATCTCTCAACGCCACCAACTGTGGCAGGGTAGTGCGGCTAACAATCCAACAATAGCTGTTTCCTTCCGTAGCCGAGGAGACCATCTGAACGATATCATCAAAAGTAACCTTACCGGCTGTGCCTCTTGTTACGAACGCATTGGAAGGGTGTCCGATGAAGCCCGTAGGTTGCATGACGGCTGTACCTCTTAGGAAAGCCTTCTCTTCCTTTGCTATACCTGCCAACCGCATTTGGGTCTCCGCAAAAGCCCCTATTGCCGAATTGTCCAACAGCTGTTTACTAATATCAATATAGCCGGTCAACGTGTATGGTGTGAACTCGACCTGATTCAACTTGATATCTCCGGCATTAGGTCTCTCGTCTACCTCACCTGCCCAACCTAAAGTAACCCCACCGTAGACACCATTTTCACCACCCTGATTGAAAACCGGAATATTGAAAGCCACATCAGGGGAAGCACCTCCACCACCTATTACCGTAGCGCGGGGTCTCACAATAGCCTCGGTTGGGCTGACCGCTCTTATTACCGTATCAAACTCCGGCGGGACAGCATAACCTGCCTGACCAGGATTCCCCATTATTGTATCCCTGCTGTTTACTCTCGGTAATAGGGATGGGTCTTTGATACAACGGGTAATAAATTCACCAAAACTTTTGGCTCGCTCCTCAGTAGCCACAGGATCAGCCCTTAAAGCCAAAGCCTCTTCCTGCTTGGCTAAGAACTCCGCTCTCTGAATCGCTTCATCAATTCTCTCTACCTTACCACGCAACTCCGCAAACTTAGCCTTCTCTTCGGCTGTGATGGCTTTGTCGCTACGGGAATCGACAGCGGATTGAATAGACTTCATCTCTTCTACGATCCCGCTTCTCTGCCGTTTTAATGCCTCTACATTCATCTTTGCTTCTCCTTAAGTGATTAGTTATTTTCTATTTCCAACAATGCGATTACATTCCGGCGATATTCATGTTCAGCTTCCACATCATCGTTTGATACCCGTTGACGAGCCTCCTCCATAAGGCTGTCCTTTGATCTTAATCCAACAGAAGTTTGGGTATAGGCGGGGTTCGTAACCGGCCCCAATTCGTATATAGTAGCATCGTCAATAGACCTATGGTAATTACCATCTTTATCAACCGTTACGGAATCCCGATTGACCGTGAACGTAAACGATGCCCCTTTGACATTACCTCGTTTAAGATTCTCAATTAAATCCCTACCGTAGCTTGTGTCGGGGATTGGTGAAGAGAACATTAAACCATCGCCCATATCAGAAATAACAAGGGCAGGATCAGATGCCGTAGTGGAAAGTACGTAATTAGGGTCGTGATTGAAAAAGGATTTTATTTCGGGATTACCTTTCAAGCAATCCTTAAAAGCGTTCCGGTCAATCTTTTCATAGTAACCATCCCAAAGCTCGACTTCCTTATCATATATCACACCAACACCGTCAACGAAACGTTGTTCTGCTTGATCGTCTTTCCGTAACTCTATGCTAACCGGAAAGGCTCTAACTTCCTTTGTTTGACTCATTTTGATTATCCTTTTCTATACCGTGAACCGCCTTATCTAAGGTTTGGAAGTTAGCCGGAACCATCCTCACATCACCATCTTCAATGGGGTTCCGCTCTTCCATTGCTCTAATCTCGTTTATACTGTAAAGCCCAAGCATTGAACCTGTTCTGTAACTTTCCATACGCTCTTTTGTGTTACCACGTAATAAGCCATCCATAACAAAACGGCCATATAGGGAATCATCATCACTGAAAATTAGCTTCTTATTTATCTCCTCCTCCCACCGCTTAACGTGCTTCATCATCACGTGTTCGATAAAAAGCTGATTCATTTCACTTAGCCCTGTGCCCCAACTCGTTGCCTTTTCCATTTCGGCGAGGAGATGTAAAGGCACATTATAGATACGGGCTATTTCGCTGATATCAAATTGTCTTGTCTCTAATAACTGTAGGTCGGTCAAAGGTGAGGACACCGGTTGGAATTTTTCGTTGTCTTGGAGAAGCATCAACGAATGTGAGCGACCTAATCCTGAGTATGCGGAAAACCTTTCAACTAAAGAAGCCTGTGATGCCTCATCCAAATCCCCACGACAACCCGATATTATTGCGCTTGGATGCGTTCCCGACCCAAAGGTTGACGAGGCAAAATCACGAACTGCTAATGCCGCCCCAAATGTCTCTCTGTGGATTTGGAGAGGATTACGCCAACCACCATCAACTGTCGGAAAGAGCCGGAATAAAAGAATTTCATGGGGTTGACGTACTACTTGACCGCCCCCATTATCCTTTTCAATTTTATATGACAACTTTCCGTCTTTATTTACTACCTGAACTTTATTGGGATGGACAGGATGTAAAGCAATAGGAAACCCTGTGCGTTTATCAAACTCTATTTCAGCGATCCCAACTCCATACAATAATTGATTTGACATCATCAAAAACTTAAAATCGTATGCCGACAAATAAGGATTAGGCTCTTTTTGTAACAACCGTTGACATGGATGATCTGCTTGGGAGATATGTCCGTCTTTTTCATTACGATATACCTTAAAGGGGAAGATACCCATCGTTGAGCTGATTCGATCTATGACGCTCCATACCGCAGATAGACTCAGAACCTTTTCGTCTGTTACGGAAACCCCGGCTCTTGTCGCAGACCCACCGCCCATTAAAAAGTCAGGAATATTAGGCGTAGCTGACCGCTTCTCTACCTTGTTACCTGCTATATGGCTAAAGATTCCCATAAATCCTCTCCTCGGCCAACTTACAGTATTCGGGGTTTAATTCTATACCAATGAAATTTCGCTTCAATTCCAAAGCCACAACTCCCGTGGTGCCCGATCCAAAGAAGGGGTCAAGAACAACATCCCCTTCACAGCTTCCTGCAAGGATACAAGGGCGGATTAGCTCAGGGGGATAGGTCGCAAAGTGTGCCCCTTTAAATGGTCTCAGCGACACTGTCCACACGCTACGCTTATTACGGACGGGATTTCCCAATTCATCTGTCTGCCATCGTGCCCGATCCTTTTTTGCCAATGTATTAACGCCAGGGACAGCATATATTGTAGGGTCTGCGTATTTACCCGATTTCCGAATAAGGTTTTTACGTCCCTTTGAAGCCTCTACGCTCGGCTCTTGTATAGCTCTGTGGTTGAAATAATACCTCTTGTTTTTTGCCAATAAAAAGATATACTCATGAGCCTTCGTACATCTATCCGTAACCGATTCTACCATAACAGAGGGTTTATGCCATATTATATCCTGCCTCAAATACCAACCGTCACCGCGTAGCGCAAACGCCAACATCCAGGGTATGCCTATCATGTCCTTTGGCTTCAATCCTTTGACCATTGTCGCACCGGTTGCTTGGGATGACATATTGCTTTCCTGCAACGTTCCGGTCAGGTTGGCTCCCACAGCCTTACCGCTTCCGTTGTAACTATCTCCTATATTGATCCACAGCACGCCATCATCTTTTAATACCCTTTTTACCTCACGGAATACATCAACGAGCCTTGTAATGTATGCCTCCGGCGAATCCTCCATTCCTATTTGACCGTCCACACCATAATTGCGAAGCATATAGTAAGGCGGGGAGGTAACACACATTTGGACGCTTTCGTCAGGCAATTCTTTTAATGCTGTCAGCGCATCGTTGTTGATTATCATATATTAACTCCAAGACCGAAAAAAGGCTTCGGGGGTCTTGTATTCCGATTTTAGTTTTGTAAGCGTGAAGCCTTTATACTGAATATGTGGACGGTCAGGGAACTTTGTCCATCGCCCTCCCCATTCTAAGCCCACAGTTTCAGCCAATTCACCAACCGTTTGAAAGAATTTATCATCGTTGTATTCCTGTCCTCTAATAGCCTTACAAAAATCGACGGCCAAACCCCAACAGTGGAATGAATCGGGATATTGAACTTGTGTAACTACCTTTCCAGGGATGCCCCTCCCGATTGAATACAAATGGTCTTGTTCTGCCTTGTTTCTTACCGTGTCCATGATCTTTATAGGGATACCCTTTTCACGGCATAGCTCAATGAGAATATTGACTTTGGTAGCGAAATCGGGATATAGGATGCCGCCCATATTAACCCCTCCTACCGTATAAACCGAGGCCTATTAGAAGCGATCCGCCACCAAGTAGAGCAACTGGCCGACCCAACTCGATGAAGCCCAACACGAGGCACAGGAAGCCGCCTATTAGCAATACCAAATCAAGGATGCTATACCACCTAAATTTCATATATTCTCCTAATCTCGCCTCCCGCCGAGGTATTCTCCGTTGTGGTTCAGACGGGAGGGTGGGCTTATTGATTCTCTTCCGCAACATTTTTTTATGGCGAGGTAGGCTATACGGCTTAGTAGGGTAAGGAGGCTGAACTTTTCAGCCCCCTATCCCTTCGCACGATCTCTTCCGCCACATTGATGCTGTTCCCGTTGCCTACTATACCTTAGCCGTCACGGTGTTTATCGTGGCTGTTTTACTATGCCTACGCCTATAATATAACACATCAAGTAGCCTGAATCAATACCTAATCGTACACAAAAGGAGAATTTTTTCTTATTGTAGTGGAATGAGAAAAAATATCAAAAAAAGTTGGAAAAAGTGAAAAAATAACTTGACTTCCGGCGATGACAAATGCGTGATTAATGATGTCAAAAGAATTTGGCATAGCCAAAACAAACCTAAAAAAAGGAGCAGGAAAATGAGTAAGCGTATGACGGACAAACAAATAGGCGGCTTCTTCACGGAAGCCAAAACCCTCCTCGCCAACGCTAAGGAAGGGATCGAGATCGTCAATACGGATTACCCGCAGGTGGTGATAGAAGCCATCAGCTATTCCGTAGATAAAATCGAGGTTGACTCTTTCATCAGCATAGAGGATACCAAAGACACGGTAGGCGAGGACGCAGGCGCGGCTATTGAGATGCTCATAGAGCAGGTCAACGAAAGCCTCGCTCAGTATAAAGGCGAGACGGTCTTGGGCGGAACGTATAATGGTGATCGGATTGTATCAATAAAGTTTCGTACATAATAAACTAATAACCACGGGGCGCTTATGCGCCCCAATAACCGAAAATAGTAACAAATGGAGAATTTTTTATAATAGTAGCAGAATGAGAAAAAATATCAAAAAAAGTTGAAAATAGTGAAAAAATAACTTGACTTTGAAACAGGCAAATGCGTGATTTCATGTGTGTTGAAACGGTTCAGCACGACAAAAACAAACCTAAAAAAAAGGAGCAGGTATGGACAAGTATTTGATACACAACCTCAAAGCCTTAACCGGTGCGGATGACGTAACGATTGAGCATGACGGCGGCTATACCGGCATAGTGGTTCGGGGAGAGAATATGGCTACGATTGGGATAGACGTATGGGTTGACGATGCCGGAAAGATTACGGTGCGCTCAACGATTGAGCATACGCCGATGACCCCCTCGCTTAGGGATCAGTACGAAATACTGATGAGAATGGTCGAGTGCGTAGTAGCGGAAAATAACTAACTAATACGGGGCAGGTAAAATAAACCTGCCCCAACCAAATAACCTAAAAAAGGAGCGAGATATGTTGGTAAAGGAATTAAGGCAGGTTTTGCAGGAGGCGCTTAAGGTAATATCGGCTGAGGATGAGAATGCCGAGTGCGAGGTTTACTACTATACGGATTATGTGCCTAAGACCGAGCGGTATATATCGATCCCTGGTAGAGGCTACGTAAGCCTCGAAACCCCGATGATCAAAACCCAAGACGAGGCGTAGTAAGGAAAGTAACTAACGGGGCGGTTACAAAATCGCCCCAAACTAATAACAATAAAAAGGGAGGTACGTATGGGAATATTGGCGATGTTGGTAGAGGAGATCAACAAGGAGTTACCGGAGGGCGAGAAGGCCGTATTGATGGGTTCCAAACCCAAGCGAATCGCTACGGGTTGCGGTAGGAAGCCCACGGGTAAACGTAAGCCCTACACAGCGGAGGAGCGTGAGTATGCGCTCAATAATGGCTTTTCCCTTGCCTCTGTGCGAGCGATGTTCGAGGGGGCGAGCGGAGAGTAGTAGGAAATAACAAGGGGACGCGAAAGCGTCCCTTAACTTTTAATAATCTAAAAAAAGGAAAGGTGGTATAGTATGCTTACCAAAACGCAACTGCTCGCTAAGAAAGCTCTTTTGGGGGAGATGTTGATCACGGTTCAGACTCGCGAGGATGCCAAGTCAGCCGTTCTCCATGAGATATTTCAGACATTTCGCGGTGAGGCCATGGCTAAGGTTCGCGAGCTTATGGGGGTTACGGAGACCGAGACACAGGTAACATTGGATTTGTACGATTACGGCGAGGATCATACCCGCATAACCGTAGAGGGAGGGGACGGTGACTTGCACGCACATATCGACATCAAGGATAATGGGGACGTAGCTCGCGTAAACGAATGGAGCCACGATAATAATGCCGAGGTTGCGCTCAATAGGTTTCGGGCGATGGGCGAGATCGTTTCGGGGCTCACGCGCAACCCGCAAACCCTCGCAGAGATTATCACGGGTTTCAAAGACCTCTGCAAAACCCATCGCAGGGACGATGACGAGATCACATCTGGGAGCATCAAAACCGAGATAAACGACATTGATACCGAGCTCTTTAAGATTGATTTCGTGCCGGGTGCGGTAGTTGTCGAGACGTTAGGAAATGAGACCAAAGAGTTTTTGGTAACTAAGGTTAGTAAAAACACCTATACCCAAAAGCAGATTTCCGCGGACGGTAGTTTCGGGTTTGAGCATAGGAGACCCCTCAATTACAAACTGCAGATCGTGCGTCATATTGACCTGAGCGATAAGGCGGCGTAAAGGAAACAAACGTTAGGGGCGGCAACCTGCCGCCCCTTTTTTATTGATATTTTACTTAACACATTAAACTTAACACACTTAACTATTTATACTGTTTGTCATGACTGTTGTATACCAAACGGAATAAAAAAATGGGAAAATCATAAAAAATATTTGCAAAAAATCTTAAGATGCCATATATTATATAGGTAGGCTTAATAGATAAGTTTAAGATGTTAAGATACGGAAGCAGTGAGAGAAATTTTTGTAGGAAAATCATAAAAAATATTTGCA